ATATTTTTTTCTAGTGTGGGTTTAAGTTGTCCAAATAAACAGGATGCTAAAAAATTATCTTTTGATACTTCTTCATTATTTAAAAAATCTTCACACATTTGATGAACTTTAGTTCCACGTGCAGCCGCAGTTCTTGCCACATAATTTGCGACTTCTTCACCTACCTTTTTACGCCATTCAAATAAACCTTTTTTATTCCTACTAGACAATACGGTAGTTATAGACGGATATTTGTTTCCCTCTGGTGTTATGTAGTATCTTTTTTTATCTATTGTTTCGGTTGTAAGTTCAGGTAAGTCAACATAATTTACATGATTAAACATATATTATCCACACATTTCAATTGCTATTTCAGTAGTTTCATCTACACGTCTTGTCCAACCTTTACCAAATGTATCAAATGTAGAAAGTTGTTGATAATAACTTTGTCTTTCTTGTTGATAATCTAAAATAGTATTTTCAAGACCTTCTTCTTTAATATACTCGTCAAGTTTTTTAAGTGTCATTGGACCGATGCCACCATCAGGTGTTGTTCCAATCATTTGTTGTAAATACTTAGCCGCTCTACCTGTTCCAGCGTTTACACCAAAATCAAATACACATAGATCTAAGCCTGAAGGTAATTGATCACCTTTTACTCGATCCCAATAATTCTTTTTGTATATTGGCTCCACGTCCTCGACAATCAAATCCTTCATATCTTTTGTTCCACCGAAGTCTTCGTAAACTCTCTTGGTGACGCCTAAATTTGTCTCGCCGCCTGGGTCTTTGGGATGATTTACATAACCACCCTCGTGATGTAATATGATTGTTAAACATCTTTGAAATTTACTCATAATTCTACTCCAAATCCTAACTTTGTTTTTTCTATTAAATATTCTCTAACAAAACCACTTCTTACAATATCACCAATATCAAACTCGGTAACATTAAAAGATTTCATATTATCTAGTATTCTAACGAAATCATGAAGACCATTTCTCTCTACTGATTTTACTAAATCGGTCTGAAAAAAGTCTCCAGCGAAAGCAATTTTAGAGTGTTGACCAACTCTCGTAATAATTGTATCCAATTCATGAAAGTTTAAATTTTGGCATTCATCAACAATAACAATAGAATTATCAAATGTTAAACCACGAAGAAATGATGTTGACATGAAATGTAATACTCCTTGATTTTTTAATCTTTCAAAAAGCATCATAAATGCTTGTTCATTTGGTTGTTGAAACATAAAACGCACCATATTCATATAGTTGATTTGATATAATGCTGATTTATCTTCTTCATCACCTGGTAAAAATCCAATTTCTCTTGTAGGAATAAGTGAACGAACTATAATTACTCGATCAAATTCATTGTCTGGGTTTAATACGTCACATAATGCTTTATACAATAAAATAAATGTTTTACCTGTACCTGCAGCACCAAAAACAAATTGATTTTGACCTTTATCCCAAGTATCAAAAACTGTTTTTTGATTGTCACCGATCGGTTTTATTTTTAATAAATCTTTATATTTGATATCGCCGTTTGTTTTAGCCATTTAAATGTTCAGTTCCAAAATATTTTTTCATTACTTCTAGTAAGTCTTCATACTTAGCGACTTCCTCAAGTTCTTTTTCAATTTCTTGAATAATATCACCATGACCACCAATACCTGCAGGTTTATTTAATAAAACATCTACGTTTGCAACGTGTTTATCGATATGGCCTTGAGCATGTGATATAAATGCTTTGTAAAGTTTGTTTCCTGTACTCATTTTACTATCCTATTATTTTATGTTTCTTTAAGACCTCATTTGTCTTAACTTCTTTTGTTGTTTTTCTTCTATACCTATCGGCAAGAGGTGAAGTTGGATGAGCTTCTGCAATTCTATTCAAATTGTCATTCCAACCTGAATCATTTTTAAGTCCACTAGCAACACTACTGACAATCGCAGGTGCTTGTGGTACCTGTTCATATTTAGGATTCTTTTTTAGTAGTTCTTGAAGTTCTGACCATGAACAAAATTCTTCATGATGTTCATCATTTTCATTATTTCTAATTAGATATGTTGGCATTTACTTTCTTCCATTTAAAATTCACTCTCAAACCATCATCATATTCTTCTAGTCCTAAAAGATCCCATGCGTTTCTTCTTTTTTCGTATTCTTCATCAGTTAACTCGATGTAATCAAATATAGAATATGTAGGCGATAATTCTAATAATGGTTCTGTATTAACTTGTTTTAAAAAACTTTTATCTACTCCCCAATATCTTATTCCATTTTTATCTGTCCTTAATGATTCAGCATAACCCATTTTACTCCAAAATAGATCTTTTGTCAAGAAAATATCATTAGGACAAATCTTTTTTTTATTTGGTATTCTCCAAAAACGATAACAGATATTTTCATCTGCTTGATTATCTATAAAATCATTTAATTCTGCATAAAGTTTTGGCGATAAAACTCTGTCTAAATCTATACAAACATTCCACTTTGTTTCTGTTTCTTGCATGTATAAATTTCTCGCACCAGATTCGTTACATCCTAGATCTTCTAAAATCCTAAAATGATTCCAATGATCAGGCATTTCAGATTCTGGTATTGGAATCTGTGAACCATCATCAACAATATTAAATTTATAACCGTAGTTCGGTAAGTGTAGATAGTGATCTCTTACAATCTTAAATGCTTCTAAGTTATTATAATAGTTGTAATTAATTGATAACATACCACTCCGGTGTTTCACGTTTTTTCCAAGTAGCAAAATCTGTTTTGTATTTTCGATAATAATTATGATATGCTTCAACTACATCATCTGTCTTACAATCATCAGGCATACATTGTGGAAGTTCTGTCAAACCAATATCAGGTATATTGTTTGGAGTTTTTTGTAACCAGAATGAAGGTTTAGATGCTCCATGTGTTTTTCCATATCGATGCGTGTATTCTTTTAATGTTGCCATATATAAAAAGAATAAGTGATAATAATTTGATTTTGATTGCATTACCCAAATAGTGTCTGGGTGTTTAACATGACCTGCTTTGTATAAATGTTTTTCCCTTATGTCATTTAGTTTCCAACGTTTTACTCTGCGTCCTGTTTCTGTTCTACCAACATATTGTATACCATCTAATACTCTATGTGCTGTAGAAAGCATTTGAGCATACTCAATTGGCATTTTAACCACATGTTTGTCACAATGCATTCTTGCACTTACAAATGGGTCTGTATGTAATTCAAATATGTTCACTTTTCCCACCTGTAAAAAATATGATTACCAATTCTAACTGTTTGTGTTTTTGTTGATGCCCATTCTGGTTTTACATAGTCTGTATGATAATGGGTTGCTCCTTTTGTGTCAACTAAAGAACCATGAATCTGTACAGTATGTGCAATCACTTGAGCAAGTTCCCATGCTTCTTTGTTTCTTGGAAAATCACTTTTACCATCACAATACCATGAAAATTGACAACGATGTTTTATAGGAAAGTAAACTGCATCTGTCGGATCGGCAGTTTGAACTGTTTTCCATGATTCTCTCACAGGGCCTTGTTTGACAACGCCACAAACACTACTAGGATATCGATAATCCTCAACACGATTCATAACAACATCTGCAACGGCATACATACCATCAACTTCTTGATTTCGTGCCTCATGATAAATGTTTAACGCAAGACACATTACTCCAATATTAATCCATTCTAACATATTTTTTTCCAATCTCTTAGAAGAATTTCTTGCATACGATATGCCTGTCTCTCCCAAGGTTGTCTGCGATACTGATAATTAGAGTAGTCATAACCTCTCCAATAAACTTTAGTACCATCTTGATTTAAATCTTTCATAATACCCTTGGCGTATTGCATGACGTGTACCATCTCGTGAAAAATGGTTACTAAAAAGTCATCACCTGTTAACTTCTTATTGATAACAAGATCAAACTCGTTTCTTTCTCCACCCTTAGAACATTCACCATCGATGTCGATATCTTTTGTCAATTCTACATTGACAGTAATTGTATGATGTCTAGGTGTTAATTTTGTGAAACACCATTCAACTAATCTTTCGACAAGTTTTCTTTGTTTGATTGTTCCACCTTCTATATAAACTATATTCATTGACCCCTCCTTATGTTTTTATTATAGAGGGTTGAGCAAGATTTGTCAACCCCCCATAAAAGGTCACTGTCACATTGTCTCATCATATATTTATTGTGACCTAGACACATGCATTTTGATTGATGATGAGGTTGAGAGGTCGCATGTGTCAAACTTGTTTTCATTAGTCCGAAAATATTAGTTTAATAAAATAAAGTGTAAAACCAATCATACCAATATGTACAAATAATGTTATTGCTTCGTTTATCATTTTACCTCCTAAAGTAAATATAATGGTCCGGTCCAATTAATAGGATACTTACCCGTTAATACATTTCCACGTGCTTTATTTTTGGCAGGTGATTTCCATGATGCAGGTTTTAGTAAGTCTCCTTTTTTAAATTTTTCATCAGATTCTTTAACTATAAATCCAAAAACAGAACGACCTGCATTTGGTTTTCCTACTACAATTTTGTAGTATTTCGAACCACCCTGTTCTAAGATAATGTTTTCTGCATATTCTTTTTGCATCTGTTCATTATCTCGAATAAATTGATTGTAGTCTGTGATCGCAGCATCCTTTAGATTCTGAAATCCTTCTTCAATTGTTTGGGCAGTTTTTTCGATAAGTTGTGTCATAATTTAATTACCTCTCATTTTTTTCATCTTACAATTATAATATATCAAGCAATTAGGGTTATTGTCAAGGGTTATTTTTAATATTTTTTTCCTAAAATCCACCCAACTAATGACCTTCGAATGCCCGATTTTACAGGGTTTACACGATGCCAATAGTCAGATTTAAAGAAAATCGCCTCATTCTTACCGAGACAAAATGTCTCATGTCTAGGATTTTTATTAGGATGACCATATTCTAAGTCAAAATCACCACCCTCAAAATCATCATTTAAGATGAGGGAAAATGATATTTTTCGAATACGACCATCATCATAAGGTTTTGAGTGTTGATCTACATGCCAACCATATTCGCCACCCTCTGCGTATTCTGTATATTGTAAAGGTTCAATAGCGTCTATCTCAAAGTTCCAACCTGCGGTTGCATTAATATCATGTGTAAACTCTAAGAATTGATCTAAAATTTTTCTGTCATTTATCCAACTAATTTGGGATTTCCTTACGGTATAACCACTACTATTGACAACACCTGCATCTTCTTTTTTATCGATGTTGTCAATAGTGAAAGGTATTGATGTTATGTAAAAGTTACTTCCAATCCTCATGATGCCTTCATATAATCATCATTCCAATTAAAAGCTTCTTTTACAACTTCTTTTGATAGTCCTTTGTAAACCTGATGTAATTTTTTATCTTTGGCATTGATTACAAGTTCTGCTTCACTTGAATGTAAACCTTCAAGTAATTGAACAAACATTTGTTCTTTTCTAAATTGTGGTGTATCATTATCTCCACCTTTGATATAATAATAAAGTTTTTTTGCTTGACTAGCAAGTCTTGTGTGTTCTGTTCCAGCAGGCACATCATTAGGTTTGTATGGAACATTGCCTAGTGGCAATACCCATTCAATCTTTGGATCGAAAGATGATTTCAAAATCATCCGTAATGCCTCTGAATCATATTCTTTTAATAATTTTACTTTATCTACTTTGTTTTTTGCTTTGTGTACTTTATCTAAAATCTCAGACAAAAGTAAACTACTGCCTGAGTTTGTTGCTTGTATTGTTCCAACCATTAGAAGTCTCCTATCGAATTAGTTAATTCTTTTAATTTATTTTCGATGAAATAAGTTAACATCTTACTTCTATCGCCACATGGTGCTTCGGCAAATGTTTTGAGAATATCTGTTTCTACATCAACAGGAATACATTCTAAATCAATGAGATTTTTGTTACGACTATAATTACGAACTATCTCATCTGTTGCCATAGTATTTTCAAAGTTGCCGTCTTTCCATGCATCTATTTTCTTTTTACTTAGGGGTTTCTGTCTAAGACCTTCCACGAACACATTATCATTTGATAATACATTAGGAATACCATCAGACGAATCCCCTTTTAATATATGCACTTTTATATATTCGATTGGGTCTTCGCCATTTAATTTTTTCTTCAGAATTGGTGAATATTGTGAAACGTTAGAATTTTTTTGTAATTGAATAAAATCTTTATCGCCAGAAACAATCATAATTTTTTCATTAGGATGTTTCTTCACTAAGGTTGCAATGATGTCATCTGCTTCTGCACCATGAACTTCAATGTGTTTATATGGTAGATAGTCTTTTATTTCTTGTTTAATTGCGTTTAAACATTCAAAGATTAAACCCCAATTCTTGGCATCTTTATCTCTTGCTTTTTTTCTGTTTTGTTTGTAAAACGGAAAGTAATCTCTACGCCAATAATGTTTACTATCATATGCTAGAACAACTTCACCATATTCATCATGAAA